TATTGTGATTGCCAGAATCTCTTCGACGCACGATTCCACATCAGGGAAGCCTTGCTCAGACGTAGTTTCAATATCCAGAGTAACAAGTTTAATCTTGCTGATGTCAAACTTGATTTCATCTTCTGGGTATTTCTCTGAAATATACTGATAGATATATCTGTCATTGCCATAGATCTCAAAGTTCTCAATTCCATCATACTTCTTATAGAACTCACGGCAATCCCGTACTGAACCTGGATGAATTGCTTCAACTGCTTCTCCGTTTAATGTTTTATATTTAGACTTCTTCTTTGACTTCACAAATTCATACCTTCTACCATTTTCAACTCCACGGACCAAGAATTGGTTTCCGATTAGTTGAACGTTGGTGTAGAATTTCATGCTATTGTTGGATTAATAACCGTAGGTTTAATAAGGTCTTGATATTTTTCAAGTAAAGTTGGGGTTGGATCTACAAGAGTAAGTATCTTATCCGAACTCAACATGAATATATCATCTTTGGTTATTTTAAGCAACCAAGGTTCTAAGACTAAATCATCTTTAATGATAAAAGGATTGATTAATTTACAATCAGGTTCACCAGGAACTGTTGCTGCTACTTCTTCAATCTCACTAATCAGAAGTTGTTGACTCACTAACGTCACTATCTTTACTGTCTTTTCCATTTCCTACTACATCCTCCAAATACATTTGTTTAAGTTTTTCTTTTGGTTCCACCATTGTTACCACCCAATCGGATGGGACAGGAATATGTGAATCAGCTGAGAGAGGCATCCAAGGAAACATAGAAACCTGAAAAGCAGATTTCTTTTCGGTAGGTTCTTGACCTTCCTTAAGTTTTACTATACATGCCTTATCAAAGAAATATCCAATGACTTTTTTCTCTTCACCTTCTCCTACAATCATTTCTGTAACATCAGCAATAATGTCCTCTCCTGATTTTAAGAGTATCAGTTTAACCGTCATAATTTATAGTTACCTCTTTCTATTATAAGAAAAAAAAGAGAGTCTGTCAAGACTCTCTTTTCTTCTCAATTTCTGCATCTACAATGTCTTGCAGTTTTTCAAATTCTCTAACACGGTCAATATCTATAAGTAATTGAGAGAGTTGAGTAACCACTATGGGTTTTTCATTTGTAGCAGAACATCTAATTGCTGCTCTAAGACTACCCTCTGCTTCGAGTAGATGGTCTAGGGTTTGTTGGGATAAAGCCATAATTAAAGATACTCTTTACGTGCGTGATGATCAGGAACAATTTTATTTAGTTCTACGGTTAATAATCCATCTTCAAACTTGACGGATCCAACCTTCGTATCATCGGTGACCGTCCAGACTCGTTGGAAAGAACGTTGGGCCAATCCTTTATGGACAAACGTTCCATCAACTTTCGATTCTTCTTTACTGCCTTGCACATGTAACTTTCCAAACTCCGTATAGACTTTGAGCTCATCTTTCTTGAACCCCGCCAAGGCGATTTCGAGTTTCGATTCATGATTGTTTAATTGTATTAAATTATATGGTGGGTAATTTGATTGTGGAACATCTGAATTAAAAAAACTATTCAGATAGTCATCCATTCCTATGCTGTTCTTGGTAATCTTATCGAAAAGATCTGGAAGATTTGCAGCATGGTATCGTGCTAGTGTGTTCATGGTTCTCCTTATTAAGCGAGTGTGAATTGTGTACCCGAAGCGTACACTACTAATTATACACACAAGCATTAAAAAGAGGGGTGAGAAACCCCTCCCATTCTATTCGGTTTTCTAGTCTAAAACTAATCTACATTCACTGATACAACTTTTGTCATCTATCGCACAGTCAGTGATACACTCAAAGTATTCGGTTACTTGATCGGTATCATTGGACTCTTCATATGAAGGCCATGCTTTGAGATTATTATACGAGATTAAATTGTGCATTTTACCTCCAGTGTACTTCTCATGTTTTCATATTAACACAAAAGTATTTATATGTCAAGCATTTTTTTCAGAGACTTTAGTAAAGTTACGTGTCCTCTGCTGGTTTAACTTTCTTTCCAATATTATACTTCTGTTCTAATATCCATTCACTCTTATCTTTAAAAGCAAGAACTTTAATTTGATTGAGTGGTGCAATGTCTGCAACATCATCTACCTTTACAACAGATATGAGACCCCAATCAGCAAGAAGTCGAGCAATACGATTCCTACGTTGAACGTCATTGGGGGTAAGGTTAGCATGTTTGCCATCAAGAGCAAACAATTCCTTGAAGTGTACTATGTAATACTTACCTTGCTTATGTAAGATATGACAACTTTGATATAATTTCTTTTCCTTTCTTGATGCTACACCAATTCTTGTAAGAGTTTCCCTAACCTTTAAGAAATCATCAGGTTCATTGAGAAGCACCTCTACCATCTGGTCTTGCGACCATTGTACAGTGGGCTCAGTGGTAGTCATTTCGATCCTCCAGTTTCAAGTCGTTGTTTAATAAAATTAATTTGTTCAGGGGTTAATATCTTGAGGGCATTAGATGCCTTTTCATTACTATAACCATAGTATTGTTTAATGATGTCCTTGTCTAGGAAAGAATACTTATTCATTTCATTAGCAAATAAGATAGAATCAATATTACCTGATAAACAACGATTGATAATATAAGGAGCATAATCCTTTATTGTAGAAGGATCTTCCTCAATAAGATTAGTCTTATTGAAGTTAATAGAATTAAGCCAATCTTTTAGTTCAGTCATAATATATGGTAAGGATCAATCTGTTCACTGAATTCATCAACATCTCTTAAGAGATTTCTATATCTTTCATCCTCTGCAGCAAGTTTCTGTTCACCTTTAGTTGTATAGTGTAAAACAATAGGATTAAAGAACTCTTCATGTTTCTGCTCTACATATCCCTGAGTCACGTCCTGCACCCCGAATAGACCTCCTACTGCCCCCGATCTACTTAATATAACCCACATAGCATATTCATCATATATACGAGGATTAGGCACAGGATAAGGAATCTTCCTATCCTTTATCTTCAACATCAACTCCACTAACTCACCCAAACGATCTATTATATCTAAATGAAGACCATTATTAAATAACATCACCCCCATACAATATTTGTATATCTGGGTTTTCCCACCAGCATCCACAATACACTGATCCACATAATCAAGTGCTTTCCTTATATCCTTTCCACCACCAGTATTAGGATCATGTCTGAAACCAAACTCCTCTCTACCAAATACCTCTGCATAGTTATAATGATCAAAAAGATATTGAACATCTCCATAGAAGAGAGTATCTGAATCTACATAAAGAATATTAGCATTATCAAACTCTCCACTTCTCTTATCAAAGAACTGAAGATTATACCATCTATAAATGAATAACATTCCATGAGTATGTGCCTTCTCAAAAGGTAAAACTCTTACATCATATTCCAAAGAGAAATAAGGGGGAATAAGCTCAGGGTCATCGCAAAACAAATAAACAGGTATTTCATTATTAAACCTCCTAAGGGAACTAATACTATGGTCAAAACGTTTTAACTCATGATCGTTTACATGATCATACCGACTTGCTTTATATGAATAGTAAACAATATCAGTCATCTTCCTTCTCTCGACTTATTCCTAATAGTGATGTGATTACCTTCAATTTTAAAATCTAGATAGTCAGTGTGATCCCACCCAAGTTCTTCATACAGACCATTTAATTTGTCCATATCATCCCATAAGTCGGTAGGAGTAGGTTCTCCCCAAAATGGATTGTCGTCTGGATTCATCGTATTATTTGAATGTTGTCATCTTCTGTCCAGAGTTCGACCTTATCTCTGAAACGACCTTCTTGTTTAAGTTTTTCATAACGTTTGGTTGCCTTTCGTTTCCACCAAGATATAATGTTATCTAGGTAGAATTTATCCCAGTTCTGACCACGTATTAACTTATCTTCATCCCCACGTATTACTTCCCTAACATTTTTATAACCATAATCCGATATGTAAAATCTTTTCTTTTGTGTTAAACCAAATGCCATAGTAATCACAGCATTAAATTCATTTAACTTTTTTTTATCCTGTAATGATTTTTTAATACTGGCAATCATTTTGGTCTGCCTCTTCATCTTTTTAGATGAGGCTTTATTATCAGTTAAAGGTGTATTATTATTCAATAAAGTAAATCGGTCATGAAGTTCATGAAATACTTGATCATGAAGTAATGGAAGAAATTTACTTTCAGTCAACCCTTTATATCTCATAAAAGGTTTAAGTCCATCATACTGGGATGCTGATGTAGTAGATCCATATAATGAAGTAGTCTCAAACAATGCAATATCTTTTTCAAAGACTTTATTAAGAGTCTCTCTTGCAAAATGAGAAACACACATCAATGCAAGTAATTTACCACCAAGATAATTATATCCAAAAGGTTGGGATGGAACAATTACAAATCCCATAGCAGCATGACGATTGAATAAAGAAAGGTTTGCTGGTTGACCTAACCACAAATTTCTAGGCTTTGAATTAATAGTCGGTGAACCAAACCGTATAAACCCTACGACTTGTTGTGTTCGTTTTTCAAATATCATCCAACGCAATTCTCTGCCAGGAATATTACTCTCATTATTATGAGATGATACTGCTGCTAATAAATTCTTATAATGCTCTTGTGGTAAAGAGTTACTAAATCTTTGACCTATAAATTTAATATCAAACTCCATCTCCTCTGGAGGAATATCTTCATTAAAGAAGTAATCCTTCAAAGGAGTTAATTGATTAGATTGACAAACTAATTCTTTTTTTACATATCTAAGATAGTCTTCAATAGAAACAAAATTTTTAAAGTAATCAATAAATTTATCGGCAGCCCATATAGCATCTGCCTCACTGATAATCATAATTTAAATGTAATTGTATAGCAGGTGCAGGTGGTTTATAATCTGCACCATGTAAAGCACAATACTCACTGAAGGTGATCTTCATCTCCTTATGTGTTAGTCTACAATGTTTTGCTGCTTTTGGCAAATTCCATTTTGCCGAAAACAACATCTCCATTGCTTCTCTTGTTTCAATCCTCATGCTTATGACTCAACTTTCCAGACATCTCATATGCTTCTTTGTTTCCACCGTGACCGTGAGCGATTCCTAGTTCGTGCATCTTTGCGTGTTCATCAATAGGATCTCTTAATTCTTTCTTACCTGCTCCTACTGTAAGATATAGTCCATAAGCAACTAAACCTATAACAACTAGACCAAAGAACAAAATGAATCCCTGATCTGGAGTGAGACTTAAATGAGGTATGATAGCATCAGGTTGTTTCTCCCATGTACCAGGTAAATTATATACAGATGGTTTTGATAGAAAAATCATTTTTGTTTCCAGTGTTTAATTAGTTCTTGAAGCTCTTTGATACGTTGTTCAGCCGCTTCTATTCTTTGTTTAGTATTCATTTGAAATTACATTCTACCATAATCTCAGTGAGACATGCAAGCATATTTATCTCTTGGTCTGCGACGAATGCGATTTGGTACTGGTACTTCGCAATAATAAGAACGGCAGCAGGAATAGTGGAAGGCACAAGGGATTCGTAAAGACTATCGTAAATGCGACGCAATAAAACACTAGGATCATTGTCCAAGTTATTGACACACCATTTACGTACTTCTGGAAAGTTCTTTTCCTTGAGGTTTTTAATGAGATCATTAACCTTTACATCACTAAAGTGGGCAAGTATACCAGTATCTATTTTACCACCAACAGAGTATCTCTGACACTCATTAAGAACTCTTCTCCAATCAGGGAAGTGCTTATTGATAAGTTCTGCTAGTACTTTCTTATCTGCTTCTATTCTTTCTTGTTCCAGTATTGAGTTAAGACGTTTGAAAAAGCATGTTGCGAGATCTGCTTTTTGCTTTCCTTTGATTCCAAAATCGATGACAGCACATCGGCTGTGGAGGGGTTCAATGATTTTGTTCTTGTAATTGCAGGTAAAGATAAATCTGCAGTTTCCTGAGAACTCCTCAATACTCGCTCTAAGAAGGAGTTGTACGTCGGGAGTGGTATTGTCGGCCTCGTCGATGATGATAACCTTGTGCTTCGACTCACTGCTGAGAGATACTGTAGACGCAAAGTTCTTGGCATTATTCCGAACTGTATCAAGAAACCTTCCTTCATCCGATCCATTAAT